GCGTTCATTGTGGCTGCACCCGCGTCGGCGGACGAGGCGTACAACCCGTCATGTGGTAGCGGCCAGCACTTAGGCGTGAACGGTCCTAACAATCTTGTGTTCAACGGCAGTGGGAATAACTGGACGATCACGTTCCAGGCAGACTGTGGTGGTGGGAAGACCGTCGAGTGGGAGATGCAGAAGTCCAACGATGGGACGCACTGGGTCGACATGAACAATGCGTGCTGTGGAGCGGCGATCGACAATATCTGGACAGCGTCGAGCACCGGTACGCATAACGTCTCTAAGACGTTCAACACGGCGTCGAACTGTGCATTTGGCTGGTTGTATCGCGCCCAGACGTGGGACGCGTTCAACCCGAACGTTGAAAGTCCAATCCTGGACGGCGACCTCCTCGGCTGCTGACCTGTCTGTGACCATTTGACCTCGAGATACCACACACCGGCACCACCTCGGGCTATGGGCCCAGCATGTGATCAGTGCGACGAGTCTGGGACGCACCTCTGCCAGCCACGCGCCATGCGCGTCGTGAAGGTGTTCGACCAGTTACTCGTCCACACGAAGGGTCGCTATGCGAGGGCACCGTTCAACCTCGCTGACTGGCAGCGTGACGAGATCATCATTCCCGTCTTCGGCTATCAACGCTGGAGTGACGAGCATCAACGCTTCGTCCGCCAGTACCGGAAGCTCTGGATTGAGATCGCCAGGAAGAACGGGAAGTCGGAGATCCTCGCCGCGATCGCGTTGATCCTCTTAGCGTTCGACGACGAGTGGGGTGCGGAGATCTATGGCGCGGCGAAGGACCGAGACCAGGCACGGAAAGTGTTCGACGTCGCGGCGCGGATGGTCGAGCTCAGCGCGGGGTTGCGGAGCCGGTTGAAGACGTTGAACCAGGCGAAACGCATCGTTTACGAACCAACCGGTAGCTTCTATGAGGCGATCCCCGCCGATGCGCCAGGGAACCTTGGCCATAACCCGCACGGCATCATCTTCGACGAGGTGTTGACCCAGCCGAACGGTGACCTGTGGGGTGTTCTCGAGGAGGGCACGGGGACGCGCGAGCAGTGGTTGATGGCGGCTGCGACGACTGCGGGGAATGACCCGGTCGGCTTTCCAGCGGAGAAGCACAACGAGATGATCACGATCCTCGACGATCCCCGTCTCGACCCCTACACGTATGTCTATATGCGGAACACGCCGCGGGAGGCGGATTGGCAGGATGAGTCAAACTGGCACTTCGCGAACCCTGCACTGGGTGACTTCCTGTCCTTGGAAACGCTTCGCAACGAGGCTGACCAGGCGAAACGCAGCCTGCGTAAACAGAACCGGTTCCGACAGTTCAAACTCAACCAGTGGGTGCAGCAGTTGGATCGATGGCTCGACCTGGACGCGTGGGACGAGTCAGCCGGCCTTGTCGTCGAGCACGACCTTGCAGGCCGGGAATGCTTCGGCGGTATCGACCTCGCCCAGACGAAAGACTTGACGAGTATCGCGTGGCTCTTCCCACCCGTCGAGGCGGATGGTGCATATAAGGTGTTGTGGCGGCACTTCACGCCCGAGGCGAACCTCGAGGATCTGCGGCGGCGGACGGGTGGCCAGTCGGACGAGTGGATCCGCGACGGGTACATCAAGGTGACGGCGGGGAACGTCGTTGACTATGACGCGTTCATGCACCAGGTCGACTTGGACGCGCAACAGTTCGGCGTGCTCGAGGTGGGGTATGACCCGTGGGGTCCGGCTCCGGCGATCGTCCAGAAGTTGCAGGATGTGGGCGGCTTGAAGATGGTACCGGTCAGGCAGGGATTCGGCACGCTGAACGCGCCATCCAAACAACTGGAGCGGTTGTTGTTGAAGGGCGTGTTTCAGCATGGCGGGAACCCATGTGTCCGCTGGCAGGCTGACAACATCACGGTGCGGACGGATCCTGCGGGGAACATCAAGCCGGACAAGGAACGGTCGGGTGACAAGATCGACGGGATCGTCGCCGCGATCATCGCGTTGGATCGGGAGATGCGAGATGAAGGGCGTGGGCGGATGCCGCTCGTGAGCTTTACGTGAGGTGGCCGTGGCAGCGGTCGCAGCGGTCGGCGTGGCCGTCGTTGAGTCTCGACGCGTGGCTTGGCCAGACGTTCGGGTCGATCCAGTACGGCGGCATGACGTATCCATTGCTCGCGTCGTCGTCGATGGGCGTGAACCCGCAGAAGGAACCACCGAACGACCCGCTCGCCTACATGGGGTACCTGCAGCAGGCGTACCGGTCGAACGGGTTGATCTTCGCGTGCATGCTCGCCAGGATGCTCCACTTCTCCGAGGCGCGGTTCGCGTTCCAAGAGTTGAACGATGGCCGGCCTGGCAGTCTCTTCTATGGGCCGGGGTTGGACTCGTTGGAGAATCCGTGGCCGAACGGGTATACCGGCGACCTCCTCGCCCGCGCGATCAACGACGTCGACTTGGCGGGGAACTTCTACCTCGCCCGCGACGGCGCGTACTTGCGCCGGTTGAAGCCTGAGTGGACAACGATCATCCTCGGCTCGAACTCGAACATGGAACGCCCCGTGTATGCGTGGGACACCGACATCCTCGGCTACTACTACTGCCCACCCCAGGACCCGAGCCAGGAGAAGAGCTTCCTCGCAGCGGATGTCGCGCATTGGGCTCCGATCCCCGACCCGTACGCGAAGTTCCGCGGCATGTCCTGGTTGACCCCGGCGATCCGCGACGTGATCGCTGATGACGCGATGACGACGCATCAGCGGAAGTATTTCGAGCAGGGCGCGACCAGTAACCTCGTCGTCAGTTTCGATCCAGGTGTGAGCCCGGAGGCGTATGAGCGGTGGATGGAACGCCTCGGCGGTCAGGCTGAGGGGATGATGAACGCGTACAAGATCATCTGGCTCGGCGGTGGCGCGACGCCGACGACGATCGGGAACGGGTTGGAAGAGTTCCGCGTCGTCCGTGGCCACGGCGAGACACGCGTCGCTGCTGCTGCTGGTGTCCCACCGATCATCGTCGGCCTCTCAGAGGGCTTGGACTCGGCGACGTATTCGAACTATGCCCAGGCGCGAAGGCACTTCGGTGACTCGACGCTGCGCTGGCTCTGGCGCACCTTGGCTCAGAGCCTCGCGACGGTGACGGCGGTGCCGCAGAAAAGCAGGCTCTGGTACGACCTCAGGGACGTCGCGTTCATGCGCCAAGACGAAGCCGACGCCGCGGCGATCATGCAGCAGGAGTCAACGACGATCCGCACCCTCGTCGATGGTGGGTGGAAACCCGACACGGTGAAAGCCGCTGTCCTCGCCCGCGACTGGACGCTGCTCGAACACAGCGGCCTCCTATCCGTCCAGTTGCAGCCGCCGGGGACGACATTCTCCGAGAACAAGAACCAGCCCGCGTTACCAGCGCCGGCTGGGCAGGCACAACTCGTCATCCCAACTCCCGCGCAGCGGCTCGAGTTGGAACGCCAAGCCCGCGTCATGCTCGAACAGATTGGGAGGAACGGCCATGCCAGCCATTAGAAGTCATTCGACGAGCGTCGTGGACGTTCCCTGGGACGCGAACGCGAACGTGTCGAAGATCAACACGCCAGTCACGGGAAGTGTGGCCCAGGGCGAGTGGGCATGGTATGACGGCGGCGGGCCTGACCCTGATGGTGACGGTTGGCCTGACACGAAGGGCAGCTACAAGTTCCCCCACCACGAGGTGAGCGCCGACGGGAAGCCCGGCGCGGCGAACATCAACGGCGTCCGCAACGGCCTCGCCCGCCTCAGCCAGGCGAGTATCCCCAGCGGCGACATGGCTGGCGTCCGATCACATCTCGAGCGGCACTTGAACGACTATCACGGCAGCGATTCGAATGCGCAGGCCGAACTGATCTATGGACAGTATGAGGAGGAGCCAGCATGGCGACTGTAGAAGAAGCTCCACAAGTCACCAATCGGCTCCGCCGGGCGATGCCGGCGCATGCCGAGCAGACGCAGACGATGAACCTGAAAGAACCCGACGGGGAGCGTCCCACCGTCTGCGGCTACCTCTTGGTGTGGGATCAGTGGGCGGAGATCAACAGCCTGCTCGAGGGGCGCTTCATGGAACGATTCGCGCACGGGTGTGCCGATAAAACGCTGCGTGAGAATCGCAGCCGGATGCGTGTCCTGTTCCAGCACGGCGACGACCCGCTCGTCGGTGCGAAGGCGTTGGGGCCGATTCGCGTGCTCGAGCCGGACGCGACGGGGATCTACTACGAAGCGATGCTCCTCGATACGCATTACAACGATGAAATCCTCGCTGGTCTCCGCGAGGGCTTGTATGGATCCTCGTTGACGTTTGATGCGGTGAAGTGGGATCGGAACCTCCGCCCTGCCCGGTCTGAGCAGAATCCGGAGGGGATTGAGGAGCGGACGGTGACGGAGATCCGGATCGTCGAGTTCGGCCCGTGCATCTTCCAGATCTACGAGGGCGCGACCGCATCAGCGCGGTCAGAGACGGATCAGGTGCTCGTCAGGAAGCTCGCAGAGAATCCGGAGATTCTTCGTGAGGCTGCGGAGCGCGCCGGGATCGAACTGCAACGCTCCGAACCCACTCCGTATGCCGTCGCGTCGCCGCTGCCCATCACCGGGGCTGTCCGCGAGCGGCGGTACAAGCGTGCGGTGGAACGGTTCGGTGACACGGCGTGGGCGACGACACGAGCCCACTTTGAACTGCTCCAGTTGATCATCCGAGAACGCGCGGCGGGGTACAAGCCGTCGCAGGCCGAGTTGGAGGAGCGCGTGTCGGATGGCCGGCCAGCGCCGTCGACGGTGACGCCGGCTGGGTCGAAGACGGCGGTGATCCCGGTTGGTGGGACGATCATGCCGCACGCCGCGAACTTCTCGGATGTCAGCCAGGAGGGAACAAGCGTTGAGGGGTTGCAGTCCCAGTTGCGCGCTGCCCTTGCGAACCCGGATGTGGGCGCGGTCTTGTTCAACATTGATAGTCCTGGTGGCGCGGTTGACTTGATCCCCGAGTTGGCTGCGGAGATCATGGCGGCGCGGCGGCAGAAGCCGATGTACGCGATCGCGAACACGATGGCCGCGTCTGCCGCGTATTGGATCGCCAGCGCGGTTGACGAACTCGCTGTGACGCCTTCGGGGCAGGTCGGGTCGATCGGTGTCTATTCGGTGCATACCGATGAGACGGCGAAGCTCGAAGCTGAGGGTGTGAAACCAACCGTCGTGAGTGCGGGGAAGTACAAGACGGAGGGGAACCCGTTCGAACCGTTGAACGCGACGGCGCAGGCGCAGATGCAGAAGAAGGTCGACTCGTACTACAAGATGTTCATCGACGGCGTCGCCGCGGGTCGCGGCGTCCCCGCGAAGACGGTTGCTGCTGATTATGGCGAGGGGCGGATGCTGCTCGCCCAGGAAGCCGTCGACGCGGGCATGGCTGATCATGTCATGACGTATGACGACATGCTGTTGCGGATAGCCGACAGGCTATCTACTATGTCAGTGTCAGAAGAGACAACAGAGCCGGAGTCATCCGTGGCCACCACTCTGATAGAGCCGGAGCGTTCCGACGCCACCACTCGCCCAGCCCACACAGATGGGCTGATCTACGGCCAACGAGTGGAGGAGTCATG